TTCTTAAGGTAGTCAGTTAATCCAAAGTGATCAGTAAGATCTGGATCCATACGTTTGTATGATCGGAGTCTATGACCAATATTCTGTATTACACTAGGGTCAACCTTGTATTTTTTAGCTAAAGTTCCCACAGTATCAGATAAAAATGAGGCTATCTGGTGTGGGTTCATAGCAATAGCAGGGGGTAGTTCTCCTCCCTCTAATAAGTCAGGCATATGCCTATTAACCCAGTCACTTACAGTATTCTCTGGACCCATATGCTTTGTAAGAACACTAGAAGTCTTTTCTCTTTTAGCAGCATTAACAATGTCTTCACCTGTTCTAGCTAATAGCTGAACATCTATCTCTTTACCAGAGTCAGACATAATATCGTATACCATTTTGGCTACGTCTAGTTTAACCTTAGGTTCTGAGAATCCAACAACAGTGCCGTCCATATCCATAATTGGAGACTTACCGTAGTTGATTATAGCGTTGTTACCATAGTTACTAGATCCAGGCTCTCTCTTATTCATCTCTCCTAAGAACTTAATTAAAGATTCTTCTGCTCTTAGTAGCTGTTCTGGTGAAAGAAAGTCTGCTTCATCTAGTGCTGCCATAGCACGAACAACTAATTCTTCTTTTATAATGTCAGACTTAAGTGCTCCTACTGAAATCTCTAAGAAGTTTCTAACAAATGTCTTCTTAGCCTCTGCTGCATCTACACCTTTAACCTGCACAATATCGTCAATATACCTATCAACAGTTTCAGTTAGAGTGCTGTTTTTGATTCTAACATTTGTTGGTTCTGCATCTGAGCTTCTAACAAACTTTTCCCATCCACTAGGATCATCTAAGTCTAGACCTGATGCGATTACTTCCTGTGCTTCTCTAGATGGTCCAATGTGTTTTGCTGTTGGCTGGTAGTCATAGTCTTGTGACAATACTTTACCACCTGTTTCTGATATATTAGTTTCAATATCAATGCCTTTAGACTTAAGTCTTTCTTGTACTGGAGTAAACTTATCTGGTTGTTTACCTTCAAGGAAAGCATCCTCTAGTTTTTCAATTGGGAACTTTAGTCCTTGTTGATCACCAGTTCTTCTAAGACCTCCCTCATAGCCTCCCTTAATAGACTCTTGCCATCGTTTGGTAATTGCACCAATAGAATCTCCAGTCCTTTTAACCTCATTCATTAGCTCATCAACAAAGATAGATGCTCTTTCTGTAGCCTGAATAGTAGGATCTGAAACTAATCTTTTAATGTTCCTCCACTTTTCACCAGTGTCTTGCCGTATATCTTTTATTTTACGAGAAACCTTAGTTCCTGTTTTAGTTTTCTTAAGCTCTTCTTCTAGTCTTTCAATAACCTCAGCAGCCTTTCTTACTTTAGAATCTGCAAAGGCTTCCACTGCTGGTCCATACTTTGCAGCAGCCATACCTTTAAGTTCAGCTAATAGAGGAGCTACCATCATAACAGTAGTAGCAGGTCTAACTTCAAAGTATTCACCAAAGTTATCTGCCATCTTAGCCATATCTGCCATAGCACCAGTAACCATCATACCACCAGTCTCAGCACCCTTTTCCATCTGTGCCTGTAGGTGTTCTGCTGTGCTGTATTCTGCTTTGGTATAGTCGTCTGTAACCCTGAGAAGATTAACTAGTTCTAAGATTCCTTCTAGGTTATCACGAACATCTAGTCTTAATCTTTCTAAGTTTGGTTCTTGTAACCTAATCCTGAAATCCTCATCTATAGCCGTACGTGCATCAGTGATTTCTTTATTTGCTTGTTTTAATTCAGGGGTCTGTTGAACAGGTATACCCAATGCATCTGACATTAATGGTTTAGATACTGTGCCTAACTTACCTGCTGCCCCTCCTACCAAACCAGCAACCTGTGATATAGGCTCCATTAGTTCCTCTTCAGGCTTTTTCTGTCTATACCCCTCTGGAACATTTGGATCTTCTTCTAAACGAAATAATTCTGTTAGACCACGACCTAGTGGTTTACTTGCCCCGATCGGGGAAGGAGTTGGTGTAAAGGATGGAGCATCTGGTGCCCCTCCAAAGACCTCTCCCATCTGACTATAGGTTTTACCCATAGAAGTTAGATCGATCCCATACTGGGCTAATAGCTCACTAGCCAGTTCATCTGGAGTTAACTGATTAACCTGAGCCTTTTGCAGAAACTCATCTAGAGGTAGAGCCATTAACGCTCCTCCCTTAATGTTTGTAGAAGTCTATTAAGTTCTTTAAGCATCTTGATTCTTTGTGGTTTCTTATCTTCTTTAAGTCCTAGTTCCTGAAGTTTGGCTATCATACCAGGAATCTTCTTTTCTAATTCTACATATCTTTTCTGTTTTTCTAGAAGCTCACTCTTCATTCTAGACTTAAGTGCTTTTAGTTTGGAAGCCTTTTCAGCAGCATCCTTTGCATTACGTATGTCATCTAAATATTGATCAAGTCTTGCACCATATTGGTTAGCAATTGCATTATTATCTAAAGTTTCTACATCCTTAACAGTAATAGTATTTGTTTTCTTTATGAAGTTATCCAAGCCATCTGCTCTTCCACTAAGCCATTTATATGTAGAGTTTGCACCACTTAGAATTTCCTTTCTTAACTTATCTATTTCGTCATCAGTTGCACTTATACGTCTGCCTCCACCACCTTTCTTAATCTTGAGTTTATCTATATTAAGAACTGTAGCCAAATTATCTAGTAACATCTTATCAGCTTTCAGTGGACCTGTGGTCATAGCACTTGTTATCTGTTCTCTTTTATAAATATTGCCTAATCTAGTCTTCTCTAGTTTTCCAGGTTCTGCTCTTGCTTTCTGTTCCATTGTAAATTTCTGATACTCTGAAGCAGTTTTAGGTGCTTTAGGTATCTGACCACTAAATGCATTCATTAAGCTAGTAGCTGCTGCAGAAGTTCCTACATAACCTGCTGTACCATAATTGGAAGCCCAGTCTGATGTTACATCTTCAATTGATGAAACTTGCTTAAGCAGTTCTCTCATTGCTGCTTGTTTAGCCTTGAAGGATATATTAGGATTCTGACCAATCTCCATTGCAATCATCTGTGCTTCTTGGAGACTTCTACCAGCAATACTGGGAACTTCCATACCACCTTGAGGTACTTGTTGCTGACTTTGCGATCCTGAATAGAATTCTACTAAAGCACCTAGCGACCTTTCTATCTCTGCTGGGGTCTTACCTAATGTGCTTACATCAACTCGACCACTATTAATTTGGGATCTAATTTCATTAATTACATCATTAACTCTAGGTGATCCTTCACCGTATTTAGTTAGGAGCCTAGTTTGAATCTTATCAATCCACTCATTCTTCTCAGCAGGTGAAGAGGTAGTCAAGTCTTCATCACTAATAAGTGAAGGCATTGCTGCTGGAGTAGTAGCTACTTCCTCACCAGCACCTGTTGGTCCTGGTGTTTCTTCAATAGATGCTCCTGCTAGAGCATCAGCCAATGCATCACCTGTACGAGCACCACCAATTGGTTGCTGTAGTTCTTGCTCAAGTTGTTTTGTAGCTGCAGCTAGGTATACAGACATTTCAGGATCATTAGAAATAGCTACTCTTTCTTCAGTAGTAACATTAAGCATAATGTCACCTGTCTCTTCGTCGACTTGCAGCTTAGATTTCATTGCATCAAACTTAACTTGTTCCTCATCTGATAATGTACCTCCATCTAGAATCTTATTTACAGCAGAAGCTATAGCCTCTTCAGTACTTTGATTTAACTCTGCTGCTTTTTTACTAGCTAAAGCTGTTAATTTTCTAGCTTTTTCCTGCAGTCCCCAACGATGCTCATCAAGGTTCTTCTCTCTGTCTAAACCAATCCTCCGAGCCTCTTGTTTATTTGCCCATGCAACCTGAGCATCGTCTGAAATTAACTGTTCTTCGGCTAAGAACCCCTCATACTCTTTAATTAGTTGTCTATCACCTTCGGTATAGCGTAGGGCTTCGTCTATCTGTGCTTGGAGTTCAGCACGATCTTCGGGTAGTCTGCCGACAACATTCATTAATTCTTGTATACCCCGTATCTCTCTGTCAACCCGTTGCACTGTGTCAAGAGCAATCTCATACTCTTCACGACCAGCTTCAAGATCAGGTTTTAACAATGCACGATCAGTCCTAGTGGCATCATGCATTTGCCCATACTTCCTCTCTCTATCTTTTGCTCTCTTTACAGCCCTATAAGGTTCTCTATCTGGATCAAACTGATTACCTAAAGCAATTGCTCTACCTTCAGCAGCTTGTTGTTCAAGAGCCTCTAGTTCTTGTTGTCCTTTAGCATCAGTAGTGGGCATCTGCACAGGAGCAGTTTTATCTAGTTCCTGTTCTGCTTGTCTACGTGCTAGTGCTGCCTTCTTTAAGTTAGAAACTTCTGACTCAGCAGCAGTTTTTACTACATCTTTCTTTTCTTCTGGGCTTCCTTGAAATAGATCTTCTAATCCACCAACAGCATCTCTGATCATGGGGTTAGTATACAGTTGTGTACCTAGCTTAAGAATTGAGCCAACATTCTTCATGTTCTTTTCAAACTGCTCTTGTCCTACATCCCTACTTTTGTAGTCTTCGGTCCTGCGAGTCCAAAAACTTTTGCCTCTAATTCTACCCATGAGTGTTTCTCCTTGTGTTAATGCTGGGATTCATGCCTACCACCAGTCATACCAATTTTCTCCAGTCTTTTTGTAAGCTAATGCTTTGTCGTACTCAGCCATAATAACTTTTGCCATTTCCTTTTCATAAGCAGTTCCATCTCCACTACCCGTTGCAAGAGCTTTTATCTTATTGAAAAGTGACTTACCTTCTCCACCACGGAAGGAAGAACCCCAGATCTCTTTTACTTTAGAGTCTAGTTGATCCATATGATGGTCATATGCACCCTGCTCATCATCATTCCAGGTACCTGAAAACTGTTCTTTTAGGTTTTTATCCCATGTACCTGCTATTTCTGAAGCATATTTAGCAGCATCTCTTTCTGCTTCAGCAGCAAGGGGATCTCCACTGACCTCTGAGTCTTCTTCAGCAACTCTTACTTGCTCTTCTCCTAATAAAGCTCCAGCCTTAGCAATATCTTTACCAGAAGTTCTTTGAGCCTCTATAGTTGTTGCTGCAGCTTCTCTGGCTCCCATTCTTGCGTTGGGATCTCCTCCCATAGCACCTACTGCATCAGATGTTCCTCTTGTAGCAGCAGTTCTTGCTGACATAAGTCCTTCTTCTGCTGCAGCAAGTCCAGTTGCCTGACCTTCTTCATAGAGAGCAGCACGTTCCTCCGCTTTTTGTTGACGTTCATCAGACTTAGCTTTGGCTGCTTTTGTTTGCCTATTCTTCTCATTCTGAGCAGCTTCTTTTCTAGCTTTCTCTTTTATTTTGTGTTCTTCAACCCGCTTCTGATGCGCTTCCTGGAACTCTTTGTTCTTATCCTCATCAATCATTTGATTTCTCCTTGTGTTTATGTATCAATGTTAGGTCCTTTCTTAAGGTATGGTGCCTTTAGATTTTGATCTGAAACTGTGTGCTTCTTGCCAATGATGTAGATCCATGATCCACCATACCCACTAATAATCTTGCTGAAATCTCCACTAGTATTTGCAGGAGCCGCAGGATCTTCTCCAACTATATTAAATGCATTCCACAAATCAGATCCTGCAGGTACACTAGGGCTGACATTCCATCTTACTTCAATCCACTGATCAGCACTTATTTGTTCTGTAGTACTCGATTCATCATCTGTACGTATTGAACTTCCTTTATAGGCTGTCAGGGCTGGGGCAGTACCAGCACTAGCTTGATTAGGAACAAGAAATGAATTACCTATAAACATAGGTGTATCCTGCATATTTTCAAAGGTACCTGTTGTAGCCTTAACTGGTGGTACTGAATCATCATATAAGCCAGGAGCCACTGCATTTCCTTGATTAATCAAAGGTAGATAGTTAAGCCTCCACTCGGGCACAGTATTGACACTGGAGAACCCATTTAGGGCATCAGGTCGAACAATTTGTCCTGCTGCATTGGCTCTAGAGGAAGTACATAGATGATCCATTCTTATTTCATCAACTACACCATCTGTTAAAGACCCTTCGTAATTAGCAATTTGTCTATATCCATAAAAGGTACCTCTGCATCCTGTGCCTACTGCAACCCCAATATTATGTTTAACAAGTGTAGTAGTAGTATTGGTAGTACCTGCTATGGTTTCATTTGCAGGAATTGGTGAATGGTAATACCGATATTGTGATAAGTTAGCAGATTGATTATCAATTGCTGTAGTAAAGTTATTATGAGCAACAATTACATGGTGCACAGTCATTGGAAAACTAATGGGAATAATCGCTCTGTCTGATATAGGTCCACCCATGTCTGTTATTGTACTATGCAACCTTAATGTACTACCTCCGAGCGGACAAGGAAGTTCATTAGTAGCCTCGTCTTGACCAATAGCATATGCTGGTGTAACATCAGCAACTACTTGTTTAACTGTCAGTTCATTGCCCCATTGGTTATTCCACATTGGAACTGCAATAACCTCATAACCTGCATCCTGACATAAGTGTTCAACTGAGCCTCTATCACTAAGTGAATTTAGACCTCCCTGAAGTTTCTCTCTAAAGGTTTTATCTAAAGTTGTTGTACTTGTCTGTAGTCCAGTTGCTGTCTCTGCCTCAATAGCAGTACCTGCTGCTGGTACTGCAACAGTAACCGTATCTTGGTTTTTCAGATTACCCTGTCCTGGAATATTACACGGATGATGTGCTGCAACAATATTAGAATCTCTAGTAACTAAGACATGTTTGAACTTGAGACTTACATTAATATTAACCATAGCTAAGTTTGCATGTAGCGTATCTACATCTGAATGCAATACAAAAGGTGTAATTCCTAACATGTATGTTTTATAAGGATCGATATTAATTGATAAATTAGTTTCTGAGTAGGGGTTAGTTTTGAAACCTGAACTAATAAAAGAAGAAATATTTAATGGAAGTCTATAAACTTCCTGCATTGTCTCTTTATTAGTACTTAAGGTGCCACCATAATAGTCTGCGTTTTTTTGTAGAACATGAAAAGCCATTGTATTAGTACCATCAACACCTCGAATAAGCAATTCATCTTGTGTATAGATTTTACCATGATTAAGATTCTGAGTCCATTCCTCCCATGCATGTCCTGCTTGTTTAGGATCATTTCCTCCTGCTGTAATCTTCGCTGCTATTACTTCATTCCAGTCACTTGCATACTGATCAGTGATTAATCCCCCTTCGTCTCTTTGATCAAACCCAAAAGAGAATTCTGTTAACATAACACTGGGAGTAGTATCACTAGATATACCTTCAACATTCCAGAATTCTTGTAGAGGAGGTAACATAAAAGGAATAACATATGGCTTTGTAACACCGTTATTTCTAGTCCATTCTGATCCAATATAGGGAATCATAAAGTTAAGTCTAAACGTACCATTCTGTTTTTCATACTGAGGTACAATTATTCCCTCAGTTCCTGCAACATTAGCTGAGTTTAGGTTATTAGCAATGTTAGTAAGTCCATCACTCCATATTTGTTCTGGAGCTAACTTAGTACCTCTGGCTGCCTTTTTTCTTTTAATCTTTGACATTAATCTTCAACCTCCTCTAGTACAGTAAGATTAGAGTTCCACTCAAATGCATGAGCAGCATTAAACCCTTGTATAATAATAGAGAACCTAACTCTACTTCCTGCAGGAATAGGAATATTAAGATTTTGTTCAGTAATAAATACTCCCCATGTAGCTCCACCTGGATATGCTGGTTCCATATCTGTATAATTAGCTCCAACAGTAGCAGGTCCACTTCGTCTAGATGTAGGGTGTAAACGATTAAACTTATAAGCTGAAGCGTTATGACCCATTTCTCTAATATTAACAGCCAAGTTATTTAATTCCCTCTTTTCAGTATTAAACTCATTATCAATACTTAGTTGCACTTTAGGGTAAAAGTTACCTTCAGTAGAAATAGAACCTCCTAAGCCCATAGAGTCTGCTCCTGGAAAGACATTCCCTGTATGTCCGATATTATTGGTTGTTCCATCTGTACAGTCTTCAATAAATTTAGTTGGGATCGTTGTTCGCATAGGAGGATCATCATACTGTACTGCTGATCTGTTAACAGTAGCATGAGGTGCTTTGTAATCTAGATTGTTGACTGTATCCATATTAAAGAATGGATTAGCTGGATCTACTAAATCTAGTCCTGAGCCAAAATAAGATATAGGATGTTCTGAAGCTGCAACAACATTAAGAGAACTCAGAACAACAGGTTTATCAAAATAATAACTAAACGTTGCTGCTAAGTATTTTTGATTCATAGGATGATAAACTGGTATTTGAAATGTTCCAATATTTACTCTTTTTGATAGACTACCGAACCCATTTGTGTCAGGGATAATATCCATACTATTAGGAACTGCAGGATCATTAGCAACATATGTTGGCATACCGTCTGCTACTGGTGTGCCTCTAGTCCATATTTCATGAAGATCTAGATCTGAATTAGATGCAAACCCTTTATGTCTATATTCATTATTTAATGTAGGGGGGTCTGGTACTGTAACAGATAAGGGATATGTTTCATCTACCCAATTTCTGCAGACTAAGAAAGGAAAATTGTGTTCTGTCCAACTAGTATAATTAACTGGTACATGCCGATTCCTATCAGTAAAAGTAGCGACGGCTCCTGGTTCTCTACTATTAGTAAAGTGAGGTTTAGTAGGACTCCAGTGAGCTACATAATTAACTGGAGTAAGCCTACCATCTGTAAATCCTCTAGGCACCTCGTTGTGATACTCTACGAATTCATCAACAGTTGCATCAATATCTGCACCATCAATAGTTGTACCTGCGCTAAACTGAGACTTAGTTACTTTTCTATTTGATGCCATTAAACTGTTTCTCCAAACGTTGTTGTAATACCTACATGGGCTAGTGGATTTTTTCTAGAGCATCCAATAATATAGGCTGTGCCTGAATTGAGAACTCTTCCTTCATCCTGAAACAAGCAGCCAATAAAGTGTGCATTAGCTCCTACCGCTACAGTAATGATATTAGTAAATACACAGTTCTGAAAGATAGCTGTTGCATTATTTAATATATGTACGGTACCTTGAAATCTAGCACCTTCAACCCTATTATCTAATGTTAACTCTGCTGCAGTACTTAGAGAGTCTGTTCTAGAAGATGTAAATATCACATCTCCCCTACCACTAATATTAGTATTTGGTTTTGTTGTAACTAAAGCAGGATATTCTCCATCTGTTAATATAATCACATTATTGGAGATTTTTACTTCAGCATTAGAAATTGCCTTATTAGAATTAATCTCATTAAATTTTGCTGCAAGTTCTTCACTAACTGTAAAACCTATCTTATTGACAAGATCTAGAGGTGTAGCTGCTTTATTTATAATGTCCTGTGCCATTAGTGTCCCTTCCTTCTACGTCCACCAGAGACTTTACGAAGTGCTGCTTTTGCTGAACGTATTACGAGTTCCTCAGCTTTGTCTAGAACATACCCAAAGAACATCCATGTAAACCATTGTCCTTTAGTAGAGTTTGAATCAGCCAATTCTCCAAACTGTTTATCATCTACTAAAACATTTCCAGTTGTTTGACCAACATCTCCCCACAGTAGATTAGGATCATCAAACACTTGATAGCGCATAACCTGATTTGTCGCTCGTACCTTTGTTCGGATACTGTTATGAGTATTAACAGTGTCTAAAGGTGAAGATTCTACTATTCCCGCAGGATTACCTCCCGATGCACGGAGGTCAATTACTTGACCATTCCATCGTCTGTTATCAGAAGAAACTACACTATTAAAAAGTCTAGGTCGACTGTATGTAGCACCTCCTGTGCCCCATCCATTATCAATTTCATTAGTTGCTGTACCCTTTGACTTAAGCTGGGTAAATATTCCTCTGGCTTTCATTTGTCCAGGTTCATCTAGAGCAATTGGTGCTGATGCATAACACCAATCAACTGCTTGAGCTTTCTTGTCATTAGTAGGTCGATCTGATTCTGCCAAAGAACTGAAGTTAAATACCCAGTTATTTGATTTATAATAGTTGCTACCAATTACAGGTAAAGTGCCATAAGCATCATGATATAGATACCCTTCTACACTATGAATATTCATCTTACTAATAGAAAATCCAGGTTGTACCTTTCTAAATGGAATGTAGAATAGCAACGTACGTTTATGAGGATTTAATGGTAGACACCCTTCATGTTGAGGATCTCCTGGAAGCGGTACACCTAGTATAGTCTTTGCATACCCCCATTGATTCCAAAAGTGCTGCATTCCATATGTATTAGCTAGGTTAGCTGCATGTGCTGACCAGTCGATACTAATTTCAGCTAATGCAGAATTATAAATTGCACGGGCACCATCGACTGCAGGGAAATTGGCAGTTGCATAACTAGCTCCACTTCCATATCGTTCCATAGGAGTAGGAGTAAAAATAGATACAACAGTATCACCACCTACATTGACTGCTGTTACTGGTGCCCAATTTAGACTGTCAAATTGAAAATTAATCTTAAGGGCTTTTGGAGTATAAAGCCATGGTTGAGTACTAGCAGCGAGGACAGGTCCCAGTGCTGTCTTTGCATAAACAGGTATTAAAACATCAGCTACATCTGACTCAAACCCACTAGTACTAGCTTTTGGTAGAAATATTGGTTCTCCAAAATAAAGATCCCATTCAGAATTAGTATCTAAAGTACCAATTGCTGCATTGTCAGTGGTAAGCCCCTGATAATCCCATTCACCAATCCCGTATCTATAATCCTCTTCCTCTTCTGATCGGTCGATTCCTCCTCCTCTTCCATATTGTGTAATATAATAAGTGTTGAAAGTCTGATCTCTATTAATTTCAGAGTAATATCCAGGTATTGGTCCCGATGGTGATGGAAGCTCAGGGAACCATGTAGCAGCTTTGTCAGTAGTAATTTTTAATGCATCATCTGTACCAATAGAGTACATCTCTGTAGGGCTACAAACTATTTGATCACATGTCATATTTTCTCTAACACCAACTGCAGGTCTTTGTATACCTGTATCATCTTCAAAATAAGCTGCAGAATCATATGACCATAAGGACCATTCCCCATTAGAGGAAAGGCATAATGTAATCCTTTCTTCAGGTACAGTTAACAGAACTATTCTAAGTTTAGGATAATAGGTTATTGAGGAGTTCTGAGGCTTATAACTTACTTGAACCTTAGGTTGGTTGGCAGTTGCAGAACTAGTTCCCCCGTGATTACCAATATGAAAATAAGATAATGGGTTAGTTAGATAGTTATCAAAGAATGGGTCAATAGCAGAAGAGATCTTTTTAATATCCATATTTCCTGAATATTGATAAACTCCGTTGCTTCCAGCCCATACGACTGTGTTTTCAAATTTTGTAATTGTCTTTACACCAGAGCAACCAACGGTTTCTGATATTTTTAATAGACGACCAGAAACTAAAAGCTGATCAGCAAATGTGAACAGAAACGTTTCTAGTTTAGTAAAGATTAATAGTGTATTGTTAACTTCCTGGATTGCAGTAATGTCAAACTCACTATTAACATTAACAGCATTTCCAACAATCACACATCCAGGTTTATTGAATGGGTCAGAAAAGAAAACTGAGGTATCTGATATAAAAGCTAATCTTCCTAGCACTAAACCCAGTGCCTTAATAGGCTCTGGAAAATCAGTATAGTATTCATATACTCCTTCATGAGATGGATTATTACTAAGAACTAATCTTTTAACTAGAGTATTTTCTGAATATATGTGAGGTGCATCTACAGAAGAAAGGGCTTTACATCTGTTTCCTCTGAACATTGCAGGTCTATAATAAAAAACTCCTATAGACTCAGATGCAAAGAAGAGTGTATCATTAAACTCTACAAAACTTATCCCTTCACTTTCTTGACCTATTCTAACTACTGGTTTAGCATATGCACTAGGTGCTTCATAATGTCCATGAAGAACTGGCAGCTTCTTACTATTAGGCTCAGTGCTCTGGAGTAATAGTTCTTCCCAATGGTCGTCTGTGGTAATATCATAAATTTGAACCGAGTAGGTATAAACTTTTTGTGAATTATTATCATTAGCTAAGTTTGTCCATGCTAAAGTTTCAAAAACAGAAACGATCTGTTCATGACCAAAACTAGTGTTAATATACTGAGATCCTAGATGATGTGTTAGTCCTTCTACTGTTGTAGTTATTGATGGTTCATAAGTAAGTTTATTTAAGGTAGAATCAAATTCTCCAAGTACTCCAAACCCTTTACGTACTTGCCATTGCCCGTCATACCAAAACATATTTTGACAAAATGATTCTGAGTTAGAAGGGGTTGATAGAATTCCCTTTCCGATAACCTCTACTTCAGAGGAAGGTTGAGCCATTAAATAATCCTCGATGGGTCTGAGTTATGATGTACGTACATACTAGAAGAAGATCTTTGCATAAGATATTCTCTTAGTTCTGCTTTTCTTTCATTTAGTCTTTTTGATATTTGGGGGCTCGAAGCGGCATCTGCAATTGCGTACTGGTCATAAGCAAACAAAGCAATCATGTCATGCCACTGCTGAAGGTTATCGTCAATAACTGTATTGATTATTGCCCCTGCTGTAGTGAGCCATGACTGTCCAGGCTGACCAGCAGGTACACCACCTGCATTGTTTAGTGTTAGACCAATGTCCTGTTCGTAGTTATAAAGAACCATAAACGCTGCTGTCTGAGCAACAGAGAAAGTCAGTGTATTTCCACCCCATTGTACAGTATTGGAGTTCCCCCATGGGGTTACTGCCTCTATGTTGTTAACAATATTATAAACTGTCAAAGGTGTTTGATTGGCATTCATGCTATAGATTGAAACTAACTTAGTCATTCTAGGAAGCTCATCAAAGTTGAGCCCTGCATTGATAATATTAGGATTTGGACCTAAGAGCGATGGAGTACCTGCGGCAGTGTTCACTACACCACCTTGTGTAAGATCATAACGCTGTGCATTATTCAGAGTAATTACAGTACCTCGTAGTCTTACATTAGGATTAAATTCATCTACATAGGCTAAAAACTGAGCATACCCTAATTTACAGTAAATAGCTACATCTACTGTAGATAAGAAACTTTCATCTGGTTCATCACAATATGTTCTAAATAAAGCTGCTACTTCAGTTGTATTCATTATCCTAGACCTCCTACTTTAGTGGATAATAGTGCTTCTGCACCTCTAGCCATTTGCTTCTCTGCATTCTGCATGTCAGCCATCTGACCTTTTCCTTCTAGAAGAGACTGAACCGTAGCCTCTTGTCCGCTGACTGATCCCTGCATAGCTACTGCCTCTAGAGCGTCACCCTGTCCAACTTTAGGACTAAGGGACTGAGGATACACCTTATCCATAGCAGCAGAGTTTTCAGGTGTAAGTTCACCACCATGCTCTAGTGAAATATAAATATCTCTAATGTAGTTTTGTGCTTCCTCATCTAGACTATAGTATTCTGGTTGCTTCATATAGCCACCAAAGACTTCTTGAAAAACAGGCAGATTGTCAGTCTTAAAGATTTCAATCTGATAACCTAGTTTAGCTGCTTCTAGAAGTTCATTAGCATGAGCCATGTCTTCCATACGCTGCACAACATATCGGTTGCCAGTTCTGTAAGATAGCTCTTTCAGAGCTTCTTCTGGTGGGAGTAACTTCATCTCAAAAAGTTGCAGGATCTTAGCATCTCTATCTTGAGCCTCGTCACGGAACAGGGATCCAGTTTCAATAAAGACTTCAGGATCATCAACATAATCTGTGTTGTTAATTTCCTTAAAGATCATATGACCTAAACCATCCATCATCCGAATCATCTTAGATTCTTTATAAAAATGTTTCATAAGACGAATAGCCACAGTAGCTACGTCTCTCATATTTTCTTCAATATTAAGCTGAGTGATCTGTAACTGGGACATGTCCTGTTCGGACAATGTTTGCATTGCCTTGCCTGATGTAATACCTACAGCCCTCTTACCTAAAGAAGTAGAGTGGATTCCTGACACATCCATCATCTCAGATTGGAGACGGGTGATATTATCAAAGACATGTCCAGGTAATGCTGCAGCACCAATCTGCTGTGGAGTACCTCCAGCAGCGTTATAAAAGACTTTCTCTCCTGGTCTGTTTGTAATTGCATTAGGATTGACCCCTGATGTTTTAGGGATCAACCATTTGGGGTTTGACATAAGTTCAATGTTTTGAATCACTTGGCTTCTAGATTTATTATAGAGCCACTGCATATCAATGAGTGGGGCAATTAATCCCACACCCCATAGTTTTCCTGGTACCTCTGTATATCTTAATATACTAATAGGAATAGTGCCGACTGGGTTAGCACCTTTGTATAGGTACTCAGATCCTAGCAGCCATGCATGTTTGCCATCTCTCCAGTATACTTCAAAGACTTCTAAACGTCCTGAAGGCACCTGTTCTAGACTAGCTTCTCCTGGTCTTGTACCAGCCTGTAAGTTGTCTGTAGCTTCTTTAAGCAACTCTTTATGTTTAGGGAACTGCTTAATTAGCTCCCATCTTTTTACATGTCTACGTATTGCAATCCAATCAGATTCTTCTGGAGAGCTAACATAAGGCTCGAAGATTAGATCATATGGATTAATTACTTCAGTCTCCACAGTACTATTCTGATCATTATAATATGTGTGCAAACCAACCGTGCCACAACTGAGAAGCCATGAAAAAGCATCAGCTAACTTTGCCTTCATCTTCTGGTCGGACCAAAAATATTTTAATGCTAACTCAGTTGCTTGTGCTTTAAGAATGTCATCCGTTAAACCTGTTGCTGGGGTAACAGCAATTGAAGGATATTCAGTAGCTAACTTGGACAAAAGATTTCTGTAGATATTTAGCAGAAGATTAACTGTAACCCTCCAACTAGCACCACGATTATTTTGTCCTGCTGTCCAGTTAGCTGTAGTAGCAGCCATATCTAACCACTGCTTACCTTCTAGGAACAAGAGGGCTATGTCCCATAACTTTCTTTCTGTTGTCTTGCGGTAGTCCGCTGTATTGACTAGTTCCCGAAAGTTCTGAGGAAAAGCCTCTAGTTCTACTTTAGCCATTATGCTGATTTACCCTTGCCAAAGCTGTGTCCTCTTCCTTGTGTCATTTCATCTAACTCCAAGAGACGATCAATCTGATCATCATCTAGTGCATCCATACCTTCAGTTTGATACAACTGTACTAGTTCCTTATCAGCAGATCCCATTCCACCTTTAACAGCAGAGTATCCTTGAGCAATCCCCGCTAGAGCCTGACCAGCGTCTTCGTTTGCAATACCTTTAGTAAGTCCGCTGAGCCCTCCGTATACACTCGTTCCCACACTAGGGTTCATTGTATACAATCCTGCACCAACTCCACCAATAATTGGTACCACCTCTGTGAAGATAGTCTCTAGCACATTGCCATCCTTTTTCTTTTTTGCTAAATTAGCTGCAGCTTCTCTTGTAGCTTTAGCTTCATCTTTGTAATCTGCATATCCCATATCAATCACCTCCAATGTAATCATTTTCATAGACACTTTGGGTAGGTGTCTGTATTTCTCTCAAATATGCCCTCTGTGCATCCATTTCTCCACGTTTAATACCTACTATTAACCACATAAGGAAGATGCCTTGAAGGCACAAGAAACTAGCCAATATGACCAAAATAATGAGTAATACGTTCATAAATAGAGGTAACTCCTGCCCCCGAAGGGGCAGAAGCACCAAATTCTCCTAACTCTAACTAAAGAGTGAGTCCTGTAATAAGACCATTTGCATTAGGACGTACACAAACAATATTGTAATACCATTTGTAGAAGCCCTCGAAGGCATCAGCACCAACCACACGGCTGAGAGTGTTACCATCTTCGTCTGCAAAACGACCCTTCTCTAACTCAAGCATCTTCCAAGTCTTAGTTGAAAGAGCAATGCAGAGTCCGTTGTCAACGTGACGTGACGTTTTAACAGGAATTCCAGCGAAAGCAAATCCACTGAAACCACCATCACCAGTTGCAGGTCCAGTCTTAACATCCTGTACCAGCGCTGAAGGCTGGGTAGCTACACCCATAACACCCTGAAGCATTGCTGCCAATCGAGTTCTTTGGAGTGGGTTAACCAGAAGCACATCAGGTCGTTCATCAGAAGCAATCGTGATACGATCTAGAAGCTGCTGAAGAATTGCAAGACTAATTCCTTGACGTACAGGAGAAGTACCTGCGGGACCACCTGGAGCGGGAACTGCTGAAAGACAGTTGGATGTACCTGCACCATCAGAACACTGCATAGGAATTGCGGTGGCTCCTGCAGTAGAACGATTTAGACCAAACCAAGCTCCACCATTACCAACTAGAGCACCTGCACCTGACATACCTAAGTTACCATAGATACCAACAGGTTCAGAACCATTCGTTGTAAACGCTGCAGCAGAGTTTGGATTAACCACTACTGCACAAGGAATACCATTTCCTGCTGCATCAACTGGGAACGTGTTTGCGGTAACACCACCAGCAACGTGAACAGTACCAGCAACTAGACCAGCAGTTAGAGTGGCAGTACCAAAAGCATTATATGCAATTCCACCACCAGCACCAGTGTCCGTGCCCAAAGACACGAGGTCAACACCGTCAGCAACACCAAGTACAGCAGCCAACTTAGCTTGATCCCCATCAAAGATGAGGTCACCAAGAGGAGCAGCACCAGCACCATTATTTTGCTGGGAGTAGGTAATGAACCCAATGCACTGTCCACCAGAAACCGCAGTACGGTTACTGTTGTTTTTAACATCAGTGACCAGACGATTCATTTCTGAATCAACCCAACCAACAAATGAGTTTGCTCCACCTTTACCAGCAGCAGCCATTGCAGGACCAGTGATACGGAATACACCGTAGAGGTACTGTGCTGTAGCAGTAAGGTTAGCATAGGTTTGCTGTGTATTGGGTCCACCAGGAACTGGTAGTCCAACAGGAGATTGAGGAAGAGCAGCACCCTCCCCAGCCCACGCTACAGCATTGTTACGTCCAACATGAACGGGAATGATTACTTGTCGTCCATTCCAATCGACTGAAGCCTTCTCAAACATATCGCAAACAAGAGTCTCTTCGTTAAGCTGATCTTGAATTGGTCCGAGATAGAACTCCTTTAGGATACTTTGAAATCCTGCTAGATTCTGTGCCATTGTAATTTCTCCTTTTTGTTATTGTTTATAAAATATAAACGGCATTTTATCTGAAAGGGTTATCTTTCTTGAGTAGATCCCTTAAGGCAGAGGAAGCATCTTTGATACTAGTTGGAGACTTAGCGGGGGCACTCACGCTACGTCCTGGTCTTGATCCAGTCGATCTTGGTCGAGGTGCAGCTTCCACTTCTTCTACAACAGGTGCAGCAGAGTTGGCTTCAACATATCGAGCGATCGCTGATTCTTCAATACCAGATACATAAGCATGATAGTCCTGAGCTATTTGTCTCATATCTACTTTGGGATCCTTGATGACAGCCTGAAGTAACAGTTTCTCTGGGACAGCAGGAAAATCTTTTGCAATAGTATCTAGCTCCACTCGAAGAGCTTTCTCTTCTTGTGCAACCTCAAACTTATACAAACGCTGATCCAAACTGTCATACTGGTTCTTCCATTGAGGTGACGATGCCTGAACATCATCATCTGCCAAGAAATCATCCAGCCAGTTACCTGATTCTACTGGAGCCTTCTGAGAGGGAGATTCAGTTCTTGATTGTTCTAGGTTAGCAAGTTTTTGTTCTAGTGAACTAAGCTGCTCTTTATAAGAGTTAACCTCACTACGAAATTTATTTCTTCCTTCTAGTACATTCTTGAACCGTGAGTATGGGACATTGTGTCCCCTTTTAGGAGCAGGACTGTCATCAGTCTGCTCAGTTGAGGCTTCCACCTCTACACTCTCAGTTGGTTCTTCAACTTTAACGGATTCTACTTTAACGTCTTCCACAACCTCTCCACCACTTTCTGTGCCAGTGGTGGCATCCACTCTGAGGGTATCTGACGGTGGCTCTTCTACCTGATTCAACTGTGAAGCTGCCTCAACTAGTTTTGCCTTTTGCTCATTGTTAAGCATAATTAACTCCTTTTACGTCGATTGACGGGTGACAGGGTTTTGAAGTTCCCAGAACTATAATTGGTTTAGTGGAGAAGAAGTTTCTTGAGGATCTAACTGACCATCGTGAAAGTTTCCCCTCTCCGCTGAATATAACTTGCCAGTGCTTCTTTCCCAATCTAGGATCTCTTTGATTCCTGTGGGTCTAGTAGCCTTCTGGACTTCTTCCTCGTAATCTGCAACTTGGTCTAATCCCATCAGAGCCAAGCCAGTAGCAATCACAAGGTCATCGTGTTTTCCTTTGTCAGCTTCAGGTCTTCCCTTTTCATTGTATACAAAGGTATTCATTTCTGTTTTGACCCTGACACATACAGGATCTAACTGTGTTTTAGAAATCCACTGGTGCAGCCTCGATAGGAGGATAGGACGAGACTGCTGAGTTGTAGCAAACCCCAGATGTTCAGTCCAGCGATTAGAGATCTTATCATACTTCGTTCTTCTGTACATGTGGATATATCCATCGTCACGAAGGTTCTCGATAATTGCTTGACCGTAACTGTTGCTCTCTACAACGACCAGTGGATTAAACTTTTTGAGTCCCACCAAGACTTGCTGTGTGAAGTCTCTAAGTGGAACCCTATCATAAAATGTGGCTACTACCTTTGCCTTGTCTCTGTCTGTAACGTCCATAATCACCACTGAGCTATAATCACCAGTAGGAGAACCAGAAGCAGTATCAACACCTGCAAGGTACGTCCGAAATTTCTTAGGCTCACTATACCACATCCAGCCAACTTTGTCAACACTAGTAGCTACCTGATAAGTCATAGGGAAGAACTTCTGCCCTGATGTAATAAAAGCAACCTCAGCCGTGATTGGATACTCCTGATTAAATGTGTTAACATTGTTAAGGCACTTGCCTCTGAGGGTATGGGCAAACCAGTTTGCTTTTTCGGGGGGCAGTTCATAAGTCTCATTGTACGTTTTCTCTGATTCGGAGAAACGGATTTTTTTCTTGGAGGAATATTCTTTGCCATCTAACCACGATATAAATAGTTTGCCAAATCCGTTTTGGTCATTCCAAATGTCCATCGCATCATTAATACCATTAGCTGTAGTCTCTAGGATAATCTCAGCATTAGGTGTAGCTGTCTGAAACACTGCCTGAATTGCTGAAGTAATATCATCATAGAAAGCAAACTCTGATAGGTGTAGGCTGTTGTACGTAGATCCACGAAAGCTATTACTAGAGGCTGAGCCTACCTTGATGTAACCACCATGAAAGAAAACCAACTCATTAACGTTGGCTGCTTCAGTCTTGAATTGCAAGAACTTGGGTAGGTTGCTATAGTATCTTTTATAAATTTCAAAGATTGTCTTAGCTGCATCCCTTGTATGTGCAATAACTGCAACCTTATGATTAGGGGTAAACAAACACTTATGAAACAA